GTTTCCCAGTCACGATCCTGTGCTATTTCTTGTGCTGCTGTTGCTCGTGCCATTAGAATTTGTATTCTTGGTAATCTAATCCCATAAATGAGTGTACCCCGTTATCATCTAGCTCTATTCTATTTGATTCCCAATCATTAGGCTCAACATAAGATAACACTTCTGCTTCTGCATCTATTGGCTCTAAGCCCTTCCATAGTACGTCTAGGTGATACTTATCAGATAGCACAGGTGCTTTAGTTTGCTCACCACTTTCGTTATACTCACCTTGTTCTAAGACGATATAACCAAGTTTAACGATACAATGCTTGTGCGATGGATATGTGTTACCATTTTCATCTGTTGATACGCCTAAAGCGTTTATTTTGCTATCTGCTTGTACGCTATCATCAAACTCGTATTTACCTATCTTATTCATTAGCTTGTTAAATTTGTAAGTTCTGTATCACTTAAAGCCTCATTAAATACTGCTAGTGCTTTTACTTTTCCGTAGAAATCTAAATTATTACCATTAAAATTTAATTCATCTAAAGAGTTTGCAGTATTTGTAGTGCCACTATTATCTGTGGCTACTTCTACTCCGTTTATCCATAAAGCAAAATCATTAACTTTATATTTAAAAGCAACTTTATTAAAGTCTGTTTGTGTATAAGCATTACTTTGGATAAATACTTGAGTTGAACCTCCTACTTTTGATAAAGCAGAAATATATCCATTTGTATCAAAGTATAATCTGACATCATTGTTAGTACTTCCATCACTTAATGAAATATATTTTTTTATTCCATCTTCTGCCAAAGCTGCTATCTCTGCATATAACACACCCTCTGTTGAGTTTATTAATGTACTATTACCACTACCTGTTAGTGTTTCTGCTGCTCTTGTAACTGTACTACCTGTTAGTGTTGGTATGTAAGATGTAGCGTAGGATAGTTCTTCAACTTGTGCGCCCCATACATCATAAGAAGTTGCCGTTAAACCTGAGTGGTCATCTATTACTAAGTAAAAGATAGATACAGATGTTGAATTAAAAGTTCCTGATACATTATATCTTTGCCATTGATTGGTTAGGGTAATTACGTTTTGAAACGCTTGGTCAATTCCATTAGACATCTGCAACCTTAATGTTCCACTACCCTTTAAATAAACTGAAAAAGTTAAAGTTTTATTTGCCGTGTTGTATGTGAGCTGCTTTCTTAAATCATTTGTACCACTACCATTTAAACCCGTAATATTAGTGGCATTATTTTCGCCACTAGGACTAGTTATATTTGTTGCATTTATATTTGTATTGCCTAAAAAAGTCCACTCACTAAAATCCTCACTATAAGGCAATAAATTAGTAGAAGTAGGCTCTAACAATATATGACCATTATCTCCATTACTATCATAGTTTATTCTAGCTAAATCTACATCTGTACTAAATGTAATGTCTTTTACTGATATGTTGTCTATGCTAAAACTTTCAGTTGTTAAACCTCTAAATCTCATAGTACTACCACCATCACCATTAAACTTTATATTCCAAGTAGTTTTATCAGTTACTATTGCAGATTGAATAAAACTTGAACCACTATATAAATCAAACCTATAATTACTTGTAAAGTCTGAAACTTCAAACTGTATCTCATAAGTTTTACCACTTTCCCAAGTAAAAGATTGCGTTAAACTTGCAGTTCCCGAATTATCATAAGAAGCTACACCATCTTCTACACTCCAACCTGTACCTAAAGTCCACCTATCGTTAGGGTCTACTTGTTGTACTGATATGTTGTCTATTGAGCCATTAAAAGGATTACCATCTATTCCATTAAATATCAAAGAACTATCAGTAGTCATTGTAAGATATTCTGTATAAATACCATTTGCTGAAACTACAACAGAGTTTTGTTCATTTGTCTGTAATCTTACTTGACCACTTGTATAGTTTGAAACTTCAAAAGTTATTTTGTAAGTTTTACCATTTGTAAATGAAATTGATTGAGATAAATTACCTGTTGCATTAAGTCCAACTGCCTGACCATTTTCTATTGTCCAACCCGTACCTTTTGACCAATCACTATCCGTATCAAACGTACCATTAGTAACTTCTTCATCACCCAACTCCTCAAAATCACCATTAAGTATTAATTCAGGGTCAGTAATACTCTGCATATCTTGTACTAAACCATCAGAGTTTATTCTTGTAGCACTACTTGCTCTATCGAAGTCAAAGTCTGATGATACATCTAATACTGATACGTTGTCTATTGTAGCAGATGTACCACTACCACCAAAACCAATTCTTAAATAAGATGTTGTAGATGTAGCAGTAAAATAAATGCTATAACTTGTGTTATCTTCAATGCTTCCTATGTTTTGATTTGCTACGTTATTTCCATTTTGAGTAGTGCCTACTTGCATATAAACATCTCCACTACCTATTCTATTTATACAATCAAAACGATAAAGGTATTTACCACCAACAACTGTTTCAAAAGATGACGTTGAGTTTAAATATCCAAAAATCGAAGTTGAACTAATTTGACAAACACCATTTGAAATATTAATAGTAGAGTTTGTTGCACTCCAATCACTATCAGTATCAAATGCACCATTAGTTACAAGTTCATCACCTGTATAAGTCTTTACAGAGTGTACCCTTGCATTACTTGTTGCAGTAGGAGTAAGTAGTATAGATGCTTTGTCTAAAAGCTCGTAGTTATCAATATCCTTAACAACAGCCTTGCTATCAGTATTGTTCTCACTATGCTCTGCACGACCTCTTAGAGTGGACATAAGAGCTTCTATAACACCACCTAGTATTCTTTTACCTACACTTATTGCTAATCCTAATCCTAACATATTAATCCTCTGTATATACTACTTCCATAGTAGCGTTAAACCTTGCTGTTGTTGCTTCTGCTGCACCTGCTGATATAGTAACTATGATAATATCTCCTGCTGAGAATGTTTGAGTACTACCCAAACCACCTGCCGAGAACACATCAGTAGTTGTGTTACCACCACCAACTTCACTAGCTGTACTACCTAGTTGAGTAAGGTCAATACCCGCAGAGCTTTCATCAACAGGAGTTCCTTTGTAAATTTTAAAGTTTACAGTTTTACCACTTGTAGCAGCCACAACACCACCAAAAGCATTGATGTAACCATCTCTAAGGCAATATAGTTGTGCTTGTGCAACAGCATCTTGTGCATCAGCAGTAGAATCAGTAACTATTGTATCCCAAACGTGAGTAGAGTTACCTGAATATGTAGGTGCATACTCGTCAGTTGTACTTTTGCTAAAGAAACCATTAACCCTAACAAAGTGAGTTCTTCTAAGGTTGTCATCTGCCCAAGTCAAAGCATTGCTACCATTCTTAGTAAGAACAGTATTAGCCGATGCTGTACTAAAGTCCTTTGGAACGTGAAGCTGTGAGTTATCTAAACTACTATGTTCGTTACTAGCCATATTATCTTGTATATCCTATGCAAATACCGCTTGTTAATGTAATCGCTGTTACACTACCCAAGAACAATGTAGTTCCCGCAGGTAGAGTTGTTTGTAGAGCAGTTTCACCCGTACAACCATCAACAGTAATACTTGATACTACACTTTCCACAGGGAAATGTATGCAGTAGTAATTCTTACTTGTTTGAGCAGCAGTAGTAAAAATCTCAACATCACCATTGGTGTGTCCTACCATTCTCATCAACGATTCATTATCATCTAAAAATCCTGTTGCCATTTTATCTTATTTTATTTGTTTCTATCGTATGCCCAATTTTTTAAAGCAATATAGTTTTTGGAGTAAGGGCATTCTTTACTCACATCTTTGCCTTGTGGTTGTTTTATTGCTCTTGCAATATAAGCAATAGCTTTTCTAGCTTCAGTAGCATCATTAGATGTCCAATCAGCTTTTTTCTTAGAAAGTAGTTTTAGGTTTCTGTTTATAGCATCTCTACCTAAACTAGCTTTTTTGCTACATTCGTTTTCAGACCATCTTTTAAGTTCAGAATAACTCATATTCACAGACTTCTTGTACTCTGTATATGTTTCATCAATCTCCTCTTGAGAGAAAGCGTTTTTAGCGGACTTAACTTCAGAAATTAAATCACTCATCATTTCGTTAATTAAATCCATAAGGTCAACCTGATTCTCATCAAACTCATCGTAAGCACCACCATCGTGTTCCTTACCACACATCCAAGAACCATCAGGCATTTGGTGTTCATATCCGTCAGGACATTCCTTGTTTTCTCTAAATACGTTTTCTTCTTCCTTCATTAGTAGAATATTATTCCGTTTAACTTACTAGCTATATCCGTATCAGGCATAGAGCTATCGCCATCTTTTCCGTATAAAGGATAATCGTTTAGTTGGTCATCGTGAGTAATATAAGCAATCATATCATCAAATAAAACTTGTGCTTTTCTAAAAGTATCACTTTTCATTTGATTGAACTGCTCTACATTTGCAGGAGTGCTAAAATCAGAAACATTAACAACTAATCCTGCCGATGTTGTGTTGTATTGAATCTCATTCATAACCTCAAATCTAACAAACCAACATAATGCAGGTTTTAGATAGTGAGTTAACAAGTCGCTGTTAGCAGTAGTCAATGTTCCGTTATGATTCTGAATTTTTAACTCCTCATACATATCCAAACCAAGATTAGGCTTAATGTGTGCAAGTTCAGCAATTTCAAGAATAGCATCGCTAATCAAAGCTGTATCTGTTGCCTGATTAGTAAACGCAGTAGATATTACTTCTGATGCTGTTACAAACTTGTTATATTGTCTTACATTAGCCATTCTCTTGTTGTCTTTGTACGGTTATTGTTTGTCTATCTGATATAAGTAATTCACCATCAGGAATGTTAGGCAAGTCTTTATTAAGCATTGCTCTTTGCTCATTGATAGTCAATACTTGTTTAGGGTCAATATCTGCAAGGAATGAGATAGGTGGTTCGTAAGCTACCGTAAGGTCACTTGTATCAATACCCATCTCTGCATTTATAACTCTTTTAATCGGCTCTAGCAAGATATTAGTAGTATCTCTAATAACTGTACTCATAGCTAAGTCATAAGCTATTCTAATCTCGCTACCCGTATTGTTCATCTTACCCGATGATACGATACCACTCAAGGCAGGTTGCCATCTATGAGCGGTAATTATGTTTTGGTCGGTTAACTTCTGTAAATCTAAGAAGTCACCATCTTCCTTGTTGGAGATAATCTGAACATCTGTTCCTCTACTATCTTCTCCGTTCTTTACAAGGAATAATATCTTTGAGTTGTTACCACTACCCGTTAGTGTATCTTTGGCAGTTTCAACAAACTTTTCTGCTTCAGCTTCACCAAAGTCACCATTAACAGTAACAATAGCTGAAGGACTAAAACCATTCTTAAATGATGTGTGGTTAAATTTACCAATCTCATAGTCTATTGCTATGTGTTCTAAGGCAGCCACATAATCAGGTAAACCATAAAAGTTAAATGTACTTTCATAGTCCTTGTAATGTATAATAAAACTACTATTAGAAATCTGTGGGTAAACAGGTATTCTTTGAGTTTTTTCTTTGTTCTTTCTGTAATTAGTCCAATCTGAGTTAAAGTAAACATACTTCTTGTTTTTAGAAACTCTAGCTGTTGAAGCATCTTTATGATAGAAGTTTACACCACCATCATACACAACACCTTCTAAGAAAGCATTACCATAAGTATAATAGTCGTCAGCTAGTTTTTTAAAGCAGTCCTTTAAACTTTCTCCATTAGCGTTAACATCTTCTATGAAATCAGCTAAAGCATCGTTAGAAGTCAAAAAACCACCACCCGTAGTGAATGTTGTTTTCTGTGCTAATACAGACCTGTGAGTAGAAGATTGTCTTTTTAGTTCAGCTAAGTATTGAGGGAATAGGTTGTCCTTACCAAAAGGAATAAAGTCCTCTCTTAGTCTGTCTAAATCCTTAACCTCAGTATCTACCGTAGGAGTAGATAGATTTACAAAAGCATACTTGGTATTAAAACTACTCTTTGTCGGAGTTGTCTTTACTTGATTCTTCTTTTGCTTTTGATTTGGTTTTCTTCGGTTTTGCATCTTCTTTGCTTACAAAATTAGTAAATCCCAAGTCATAAACCTTTTTTAGTTCTGCTTGGGTTGCTTTAGACCAACTTACTTTGAAACCATCAAAGAATGTTGTTCCTTTATTTAATTTAGATTTATACATATTGCAAGTATAATAAAAAAAGAAGGAAAGGGCAAATCGCCCAATCCATTCCTTTTTAGTTAATTTACGATAAAGTCATTGTTCCTGCTGAAGTATCAAGAGTAAGAGTGTTAGCAGAT